ATTAGGGCATTGAATCCTAATGAAATAAGGAAGAAGGAAGGTATGAACGGATACGATGGTGGAGATGAATACGGAATGCCATTGGCAAGTAATTCTAAAGAAAACGTAAATCCAGAATAATGGAAAAAGAAATAAGAACATTTGGATTGGAATTGAGGGCGATGGACAAGGAAGAAAAACGAACCGTGCGCGGATACGCTGCCACATTTGAAAACAGAAGCGGAGATTTAGGCGGTTTTATTGAAACAATCGACCGAGAAGCGTTTTCGGATACGGATATGGATGATGTCCGGGCATTGTTTAATCACGATTCTAATTTTGTTTTAGGTCGCACCAAGGCTGGTACATTGCGATTGATGGTGGATGAAAATGGATTGGCTTACGAAATAGATATGCCTGATACCCAATTAGGAAGAGATATGTACGAATCGATTAAGAGAGGCGATATATCTCAATCTTCGTTCGCGTTCACAATCGAAGATGACGAATACCGAAAAGAAGGCGATACGGTCTTTAGAACGATTAAGAAAATTAAAAAACTATACGATGTTGCTCCGGTTACTTTTCCGGCTTACGAAAGTACATCGGTACAGGCACGAAAAATTGACGAACTTAAAAATAAAGAATTAAAGGAAGAACATTCCGACGCGGATGCCATACGGCAACGTGAATTATATCTTTTAAAACTAAACAAGAAGTAATTATGAAAAAATCTGATGAATTACGTCAGGCGAGGGCGGAAGTGTTGGATCAAATGACAGCACTACACCGTTCTGCCGGTGGAAATGATTTCACCGAAGAAATGAACACAAAGTGGGATGAATTGAGCAAGAGAGCGGAAGATTTAAACAAATCAATTGAAAGAGAATCTTTTATCGAGGCTGAAGAATTAAGAAAGGCTAACGAAGAGGCAAAGAGAAAGGCAAATGAGGACGCAAGAAGAAACGTCAGCAAGAAAACTGAAGAAGAAAAGGTTGCTACTGAATTTAGGTTGACTGGTAAAGACGGAGCAATCACTCAATTAGTTGAAAGAGGAAGATTGGAAGGAGTTGCAGCTGAAATGCACCAAGAAGGAGTTAACGAAGCAAGAGCAGCTGGTTTAACGCCTAACGGCAACATCACTATCCCTAAAATGTTAATGAGAACTCCCGGAACTAAAAGGGATATGACTGCCGGTACAACTACTGCTGGTGGGTTCACTATTCAAACGGATATAGGAGCATTAATTCCATTCCTTGATCCAAAATTGGTTACTGAAAATCTTGGAGCAACCTATTTAACAGGGTTGACAGGAAATATCGATTTCCCAAGAAACAACGCTGCTGCTACTGCCGTTTGGGAGGGAGAGAACGATGCTAACGCAGAAACATCTCCAACCTTTGATAGAATACAGATGTCCCCTAACAGATTAGGAGCGTTTACAGACATATCAAAGCAATTGATGGTTCAATCTTCCATTGATGTGGAGAATATGATTAGAACGAGGTTATCTGTTGCGATTGCAAATGCAGTTGATACTGCTGCTATCAATGGTGCTGGTTCTGGCAATGTTCCTGAAGGTATCTTAAATGTAACTGGTATTGGAGATGTTGCTGGTGGAACTAACGGAGCAAACCCAACTTTTGCAAACATTGTTGAATTGGAAACAGATGTTTCTACTGCGAATGCTGACTTTGGAAGATTAGGGTATTTAACTACTCCGGGCGTTAAAGGTTATTTGAAGACTAAAGAAAAGGCTTCAAATACTGCTCAATTTGTGTGGGAAGCTGGTAACGAGTTGAATGGTTACAATGCTTTAGTTTCTACTTTAGTGCCTTCTGATTTAACTAAGGGAACAGGAACTAACCTTCACGCGATTATCTTTGGTAATTGGGAAGAATTAATTATTGGACAATTCGCTGGTATTGATTTAGTCGTAGATCCATATTCTTCTGCTAAAAATGCTTTAGTAACTTTAGTTATAAATTCTTGGTGGGATGTTGCAGTTAGACACGCTGCTTCGTTCTCTGCAATGAAAGATGCTTCTATTGCATAAATAAACAAATGGTAGGCGGTTACATTAATCGCCTACCTAATTAAACCCACTACAATGGAAAGAGTAAGAGTTAAATTCATAAAATCGCCTACAGGCAAATACAAAATGGCTTATAACGCTGGTCACGTTGGATTAGCACCAAAAGACATCGCAGCTGAATTGGTAAGGGAAGGTTATGCAGAATATGTCGAACCCACAAAAGTCGAAACCAAAACCAACACAGAAGCGGAAACGGCAACCACAACGGCAAAAAAACGCACTACTCGAAAAAGTAAATAATGGGATATTTTAAGGTTACATCTGGTCCTGTTACTCCTATTCTGACTACGGCAGAAGCAAAAAATTATTTAAAAATAGACACCTCCGCTGATGACACGCTTATTTCTGATATGGTTGATGCAGCTACTGACTACTGCGAAAATTACCTTGGTCAAAAATTCATTACACAGACTATTGCAGAAGTTTTTGACAAAATTCCGAAGCCGAAAATAGGCGATTTATTTCCGACCTTATTTTTAACGGTTCATCCAGTCCAATCGGTTACGAGCATAACCTACACGGACACTAACGAAACGGAACAGACTTGGAACGCATCCTTATACAAGGTAGATACTTACCGAAAGGCAGCACGAATCACACCAGCCTATGGCGAAGTTTTTCCGGATATATTGGCAGAAATCAATTCGTTAACGGTAACTTATGTTGCCGGATACGGAGACGCATCTTCAGATGTTCCGGCTTCTATTCGACAGGCAGTAAGATTGGTTTTGTCTGATATGTACCATAACCGAAGCGACTTTGTAAAGGAGAAGTATTCGGCTTCGCAATCGCTTCTTGACAGATTGAATTATAACTTATTTATCGGCATCTAATGAAAGTTTGGAATAAAACGGAAATATTGGGAAGAATGAACGAGCGAATTGCGATTGAATCCGTTTCCGAAACCAGAAGCGCATCAGGAGCTGTATCTGAATCTTGGTCCACATTCGCAACCGTATGGGCTGCGATTTCGTATCAGAAATCAGGTACAGATGAAAAAGAAATGGTGGCGAAACAGACTACGGTTCGCAATGTAGAGTTTACGGTAAGGCACCGAACTGATGTAACCGAAAAGATGCGGATTAATTACGATTCGAGGTTATATGATATTGACCGGATAACTTACGAACCGGAGAAGCAATTTATGGTACTTGAAGCAAAAGCGTATAAGTAATGATAGAATTGAGTCAAGCGGATTTAATACAGTTTAATAAGGATGTTGAACACCTTATTAAACGTATTTCTGATGCTGACAAAATTAAGAAAATACTATCTCCAGCAGCATTTGTTGTAAAGGAACGAGCAAGACAATTAACACCAAAAGCCAACATAAGAAATAGGGATAATAGTATTGAAAGGAAGTTTCCACCTAAAAAATTAAGAAGTGATGTGTTATATACTTATAAGACTCCTAAAGTGGTGGGAAATAAGAAAGCTGGTAAAGGTTATGGACGAGTTAGCGGAAAGTACGGAATAGGTAATTTAAGATATTCTATTCAAGTAATATCGGAAGTAAAAAAGAAGTTTAAAGCACCGGTTGCTATTATCGGTAACATAATAAACAGAAAAAAAAATATAGTAAATCCGAGCGAAACAAAAAACAATGGTTGGTATGCGCATATGATTTACGGAAGTGCAAGAGCATTTGGAAGCAAAGTAACACAAGCTGCATTGCGACAACAACAAGGAATGGTTTATGCCATTGTTAGAACCGGAGTTGACAAATACTTGGATTCATTAAAAAAAGGAAAAATAAATTAAGTGGCAACAAACAATGAAATCGGAAAAGCAATCTACTCCATTCTATCGAATGATGCTACTGTATCTGGTTCGGTTTCTACACGCATTTATCCGATTGTTGCTGCGCAAGATACGGCATTTCCTTTCTGCGTTTATACAATCACGAATCAGGAGCCGTCTATGACCAAGGATGGAGTTAGTCCATTAGATACTATTTCAGTTCAAATCGATTGCTACGCATTAGAATACGATGCGAATGTGACTTTATCAAATGCGATTAGATCCGCTTTGGATTTTTACACAGGAACGGTACAGAGTCAAGCCATCCAACGAATCCGATTCCAAGGACAAAACGATGGCGAATACGATGAAGATTTGGGAGTGTTTTGGCAAAGTTTAGATTTCGATGTTAGACTTAAAAGAGAAAGATAATGGAAGTAAGATTTATAAAGGATTGGTTTAATCCGGCAACAAACAAATGGATTTCAGCCGGGCGAATGGTGCATATAATGAGAAAAAAGGCATTGGAGCTAATCGAAGAAGGATATTGTGTTGAGATATTACCATTTGGATTTGTGGAAGAAACAAAAGAACCGGTTGAGTTTAAAGAGGAAATCCCATTACCAAAAATTAAAAAACGCAAAAAATTATTTTAAATTAAAAATCATAGACAATGGCAGTAAATGACATAATTAACGGAACAGACCTGCGAGTTTATAAGGATGGGTCAACGGCAATTGGAGAAGCTACATCAGCGACTTTATCTGTTACAAGGGAGATGAGAAACATCTTGACAAAGGATTCTCCTTCTTCTGGTTGGGTTTCGAATAAACCCGGACAGAAATCGGCTACATTAACAGTTGAAGCACTTTATTCGGAAACATCTGATAACGTGCAACCTGATGTATTATTTGATGCATTGGACAATGGTACAGTTTTGGCTTTGACCTTGACGGAGAATACGGCTGGGTACAATTTCTATTCCTTTTCCGCGTATTGCACATCTTGGGAAGTGAACACACCGGTAGAAGATAACACATCTGTATCCGCAACCTTTACGATTTCTGGTGCGGTATATCGCGGAACTAACTAAAATTAATCACACCACAAAAAACACGGAATACAAATGGTTAGATTCACTAAAATAAACAATACGGAAGTGCCTGTTTCCTTCGGAAATGCAACCCTGATACGGTTTGAAGAGGAAACGGGCATTTCTATTTTACAACTCGGACAGGAAACGTTGAATTACAAGAACACATTGAAGCTGATATACGAGGCATTAAGGGATGGGCATCGAAAGGAAGGTAAATCATTTGATTGGAGTTTTGAAGATATGTGCGACGAATTTGATGAAGATATGGCTGCGATTAATCGCGTAATGGAATTGTTCTCTAATTCAATGCCTGATGCAGAAAAAAAAACGAAAACGAGTCGAACGAAAGCGCATCAGAGCCAAGTGAAAGTATAACGTGGACAAAGGTTCGCGAAATCGCAATTGGTCAGATCGGAATGAGTACGGAAGATTTTTATTCTGCTGATTTCCGAGATGTAATGGATGCGATAAAGGGTTACAACGAAAAGGAACGTTTGCGATTCCAGAATGAATGGGAACGGACAAGATGGTTAGCAACAATCGGAATCCAACCTTATGCTGGGAAAGGAAAGAAGATTAAGATGACCGATTTAATTCAATTCGATTGGGAGAAAACACAAAAACCAAAAGAACGAGTTGTAACCGAAAAACAAAAGGAATTTAGGCGAAGAATGGACGAGTGGATGAGAAATCAACATGGCAAAAATCAAGCGTAATGGCAACAAAGGATTTAAACGTAATATTAGGGTTAAGGATAGAAAATTTTCAGAAAAATCTATCAAAGGCGCAGCGTTCAATGAATAAATTCGGACGCGATATGGAACGTTTAGGTTCTAATTTAACCCAAGCATTAACTCTGCCAATATTAGGTGCTGGAGGTGCTGCCGTTGCGAGTGCAATTGAGTTTGAACAACTTGAAGCACGTTTACGAGTTTTAACCGGATCAGCCGAAGCCGGAGCAGCCGTATTTGAACGAATTAAGAAGTTTGCCGCATCGACTCCGTTTGAGGTTACAGATTTAGTCAAGGCAACATCACAATTAATTGCATTTGGGTTTTCTGCTGACGAGGCATTGGATTCGTTACAATACCTTGGCGATATTGCAGCTGCAACAGGAAGCAATATTAATGAAATTGCATTAATCCTTGGTCAAGCGCGAACCGTTGGTGTTGCATTTACGCAAGATTTAAGGCAACTTGCAAGTAGAGGTATTCCAGTATTTGAAATGTTGCAAGAGCAAACCGGGTTAACCGGGAAGGCTTTTGATAAATTTGTTTCAGATGGTGGAGTAACCTTTGAAGTATTAAATGGAATATTGAGAAAAACTGCATCAGAAGGTGGTAAGTTTTTTGATGGTATGGGGGAACAGTCAAGAACATTAGGGGGAAGATTAAGTAACTTTAAAGATGCAGCAAAAAACGCTTTTGCCGAATTAGGCGATGCAATTATAGAGTCAACCAATTTAGGGGTTAGAATAGAACAACTATCAAATTTAATTAATGCATTAGTTGAAAGGTTCAATGAATTATCACCAGAAGCAAAAAGAACTGCCGTTAATATTGCTTTAATAGTTTCTGCAATTGGACCTGCAACTTTTGTAATCGGCAAATTTGCAACTGTCATTGGTGGGTTAGCAAAATCAATGGGAAGTTTATTTAAGTTAATAATTGGTTTGGCTGGTCCAACCGGAATCATTATTGGCGTTGTTGCATTAGTTGGTGCAATGTATTACGAATTTGAAAATGTTAGAAAGGTTGTAAATGGATTGCTAAAAACCTTTGTTGCTTTTGGTACTTTAATGCTGCAACTTGGTAAACAACTATTAAACTTTACATCGTTATTAGGTGCTATTAAGTCAGGTAATATTGAGAACATTAGAACATCATTTAATAAATTAAAAAATGATTTAACTGATTTACCTTCAATAGTTGGAAATGCATTTGGCAATATTAATTTTACTGATTCTGAAAATAAAATAGATTCTTTTATTGATAAGGCTAAAAAAGCCATATTCGGAATTAAAACAGAAGCTGCTAATGTAGTAATACCCGGAATCCAACCAACCACAACCGTAACTGGTGGCGGTGGTGGACCAAGTCCAGAACAAGGCGCAATTGGGTTATTAC